GTCAATTCTTCTTTGAAAGAGAAGAATATCGAACTAATCCAATCTGATTCTAAATAATATCACTTATTATTAGGCAAAAGACCCAATAAACAATGAAAAACAATCGTAAGTTCAATCCAGAAACAATCAACCGCCAAGAAGCGTTTGAAAATGATTACGAAGACTTCGGATACGATGTTAAGAATGCAAAACGTTTAAAGAGTAAGAACAAACGTAATGCCAAGTTCAGAAACTACGATGAATTTGATTGAATGTCAATAGGTAATGGACACTAGTTGAACTGTCCACTATTGCTTGCATTTTAAACTGTATCGTGTATTGTACAGACAGTTCAAACAAAATCCAATGAGAGTTATCACTACTCCAACACAACGTTCGGGTTACATAGTGACCAAACATCGCACACAGGATGTTGATCAACGTACATTGGTTGATAACTATGGAGCAGCAATGATTGTTGCCCATAACATAAGTGAAATCGAGGGTTGCCGTGTGACGGTTGACAAGGTGGCACGGTAGGGGTTGATTTCTCCTCTCGTTCCTGTATTGTATTAACAAGTCAAACAACCGACACCAAACATGCGTAAGATCGAATCCCAGATGAACGCCGCCATCCAAGGCAACGCCAACTGGAGCAAGGCAAACACAACTGTTACCACTCAAGATGGTGTGTCTGAAGTGCGTTTGCATGGTAACTTGATTGCAAAGGTGGGTGATGATTTTGTTACCGTCTTCGATGGCGGTTGGCAGTCCACTACCACAAAGTCTCGTTTGAATGCTATCATCAACGAGTTCTGCAATGCATTCACCGATGGCATCTTTCAGAAGGATTTTCAGTGGTTCGTTCGTGACAACAAAGTCGTGAATGATTTCGTCAACGGTTACACATTCAGCGAGTTCGCATGAGTGAGAGGGGTTATGCCCCTCTTTTTTATTGTCTCCACTAACTAACATCATGGCAAATCAGTTCTATTCACTCAAAGCACTCAAAGCAAGGGTTGAAAATCTTATTGAACAACAGGGGGAAGATGCACCTTGTGCTGGTTGGATTTACACTAGCGAAGATGTTGTGAAGTATGATGATGATGGTGATGAAGTAAGACAATCCAAAGAAGTTTGTGAGGATGTGTTAGTCAACCTGCAAGACTACGATTTCATCTATCAAGCAATTGTGGATGCTATTGATACAGAACTCGGTGAGTGTGTATAATGAACAATCAACTTGACATGTTAATGAGCAGAGAACAGTTGATGGAAGACATTGATGGTATCGTTGAAGAGTTTCACCTGAAATGGATGCCTTATAACATAGATCATGATACTAGAGATGATTTAACTCGTATCCTATGTGATGCTGTCTGTAAGAACTTCCCCACTAAATGATACCCAGGTCAGCCGCGAGTGGACGATCGACCTAGTGGCACAAGGTTTTGGCACTGCCTCTCACAACCCCTATAATAAGGACATGAACAAAACAACTTACGAGATCACCTGCCCTGCCCTTGGGGAGACCGAGACCACGACCGATCTGGATCGTGCCATGGACCTTTGTTTCTCAATGCACGATGAGTCAGATTCTTATGCATACATCCGTGATTCATTCGGTGATATCGTAGGCGAGTATGGTGACATTATGCAAGCGGTTTCAGACCACTTGGTTTAGTGTCACATAGGGGCAGGCAATGCCCCTCACATCCCCTATAATAAGGACATGAAAAACATTCAACGCCACGGCATCTTCATCACGACTCAAGACCCCTCCCCTAGGATGCAGTCTGTGATGGAGAAGATCCAACGCCAGCATCAGGCAGAGCACGAGTACAGGCAGGCAGTGAGAGCAGGTCGCATCGAGCAGGTCCAATCCACTAACTGGAACATCAGCGACAGACATTAGACCCTGACCCTGTAGACTAACAGCATGAGAAACGAAACCATGATCCAAACCAAATGCATCGCCGTCATCGGTGGCACTGATTACGAGGGAGAGTCCTTTGATTCTCTTCGTCTCTTTGATTGCCAATCAACTGCCGACCTCTACAAGGCAAAGCTCCAGCAGAGGTTTGATTACGTCCTAGTTGAGGTTCGGGAGGTTTCACAGTACAGCGCCATGATGGGAGGGACAATCGAGGCACTGGCACAGTTCGCCGCCTAATCCCCCCTGACCCTGTAGACTAAACTCAAGAAACAAAACAAACAATGGATCAACCAACTTACGCCGTTCAACCTGCAGCATGGGGAAACTTCGATGGATACGGTTGTGACTATGCCGTCAGCATCTCCCATGCTTACAAGATCGCAGGCATCTGGCGTTCAATGAATGAGCGCCATGGACAGGGAGAAGACATGATGATTTTCAAGATCTATCCCGGCGGCAACCCTATCGCTTGGGTTCGGGTCTATGCAGACGAATCCGTTGTCGCTGTGACGGATGAGGCACTGGCACTGCTTTGATAGGCAACGCCACCAGATCGACTAGACTTTAAAAGAACAAACGAACAAACATCATGAACGGTTGGGCAAATCACGCAACATGGAACGTCGCTCTTTGGATCGGCAACGATGAGATGATCTACCGTCACGCCAAAGAAAACCAGAATCTAGGGTATCGCAAGTGGGCAAAGCGTTACATCGATGAGTTCGGTGAGTACATCACGGGTGACGGCATCTCCTGGTTATCCGATGACGTAGACACCGACGAGATGGATGCAATGCTGGCAGAACTGTAAGGGGTCGCCCCTTCTATGCTACAATACACAAGAACACGACACGACACCATGAACGCCACCGCTTTTAATCTTGACAACGCCGTTCGGATCTATGATGAGAGGATCGCCCCTCTTCATCAGCAGTATCTCTCCGAAGACAATGCAGGCGGCAAGATGAGGGCATCGATGGGCGACCTCTACGAGGACGTGGCACAGGCGGTGATCTATGCAGTCGATCCCTCCATCGTATGCAAGCACAACGATTATATAATGATCGAGAGCAAGGGAGGCAACCACTACAAGAGGACACAGGTGGACATCCATGCATATAAGGACGGAGAACTGATCTTCATTGTGGAGGGCAAGACCTATCTTGATTCATCTATGCTGGATCGTGCCTGCTCCGAGTTTGATAAGATCCGCCGTGTCTACCCTGGCATTCCTGCTGCTGTCTTCACAGGACAGGACGCCACAGATCCAGACTCTGCTGCCTGGTTTGCTGATGAGACAGATCACGCCGTCTTTGTCGTCAATCAAACCAAGCAACGCAGGAGCACAGCGCCAATCTTTGAGACTGCCGACCCGCTCGACATGATGGCACTGCAGGCATTCGCCCGATGGGTTGACGCTGCCATCTGACAGTATACCACACCGGGGGCGGACTGTATTATGCCCCCCATCGCCCCCTAGGCGTCGCGCCGTACCAAAAAAGTACCTTCTTCCTAACCTACAAAGTGTTACCCAAACGAGATAAATATTCCAAGGAAATCGAAAAAATTTCCGCCAGAAAAAATAGGTCAAAATAGTCGAGTTATGAAAGATTACGATAACTATCTGAATAAGCAAGCAGAAGTCCTTACCGAGTTCGATGATTTCTGCGAGCAGTTTGAGCAGCGAGCTGCCGAGAACTTTAAGAACCCAAAGAAAGAGGATGCAAGATTTGAATTACTCAAAGAAATCACAGAACCCAGAGAACAACAATCTGACAGTTGAACAAGTGCTTGAGTATGCATTAGAGGAGATCAAGGTGCTAAAGCAAGAGGTTGAGCGTCTAAAATCTCCTCAATTAATGTATAAGCGTCCAGGATCCGAGAAGCATGAGAAAATCACAGAATTCTTTGATGATGTAGAGATACGCTTACAGAAGTTAGAGAAGTAATGGCAATACTATTACCAGGTCCAGGATTTATCTTTGGCAGTGGTGGTTGGCAAATATTACCACCACCGGGGATAAGTGTTGTTGGAGCACCCCGAGAAAGCATAGATCTCAATATATACGAAAACATCAATCCTGTGCCGATTACTGCACAAAGTAGTGTGGTATGTCCTGGAGGCACTCCTTTTTCTCTCACCCAACCATCACCAGAGTTAATCACAGGCATCAGTATTGCCCCTGGAAGCAGTGCTGGGCGTACTGGGGTAGGTGTAACCGTATTAATGTCTCGGGGCGGTGTAGGGAACGTTCCAGAGATGGCTATGCCAATCTATAATGAGACTTATGTAAAGTACTTTGATATTACATCAGCACCGGTATTTACGTTAGTATTACCTGTACCGTTAACTGGGTATGTTACCGAGAAGTACTTTTGGGATGGAGATGCAGGATTTTCTGAATTATATAAAGGTAAAGAAACTCCATTGGCACGAGATAATATCCGAGGTGCTTCATTAAAGGGTGGTGTGGGTATTTCAAAGGCACCAGGGTTTCCTAGAGATAAAGCAATTAGTGTAGCGAAGAATATACCGGGGAGCGGAACTCTGCCCATCAGTCTGAATGAGGTGGGTCCGGGTGCTGCTGCTGTAACTGTAGGATCTACTGCGACAGAGCAAGCATCAGTGAATAGTAGTTATATGTGGTCAATGAAACCTTCTATGATTATAATGGAACGACTATTCTTTACGATTACTGTAACGAGTACATGTCCACCATATACTTGGGTATTTCCGGCATACATGGATGTAGTCAATAACTGGACGGCACATGGTAAACGTATACAATATAGAATAAATAGACAAAAGACTGCATTACCAGGAGAGGAGGCAAAGTTCTAATGTCAATAGCAGGATCCGGGATAAGTCGCCTAGGTGATTTCGAGAGTGGACATGGGTGTTGGTTCCCAGTACCCATTGTAAGTAGTGTAGGTACAGTATTAGTTAATAAGTTACCTGCGGCAAGTGTTGGTGATGTAACTTCAGCACATGTATGTCCAAAGAAATCTCCTCATATTGATCAGATTTCAAAAGGATCTCTAAAAATATTTGTGAATAAAAGATCAGTAGCACGTATCGGGGATCTTCTAAAAAGTCTTGGTCCTGGTGGTGTTGCTGTTATGGCATCAGGTTCTCATTCGGTATTGGCAGGTGGTTGATTTTGTGGTATAATAACTATAGTTCACACTAAAACTCATGGCAAATCGTCCAAGACTAGCTAGTAACGACACAATCGAATCACAACCCAAGAGAACCAGACAGGGTATGGGTAAGCACACGAAGTATACTCCGACTTCACGTAACAAAGCAAAGAAGCGTTATCGGGGTCAAGGTCGGGGTTGATTTACTGGGGGTAATACCCCCTTTTTTTAATAAATTATAATATAAACTACAGGAGAATACAATGGGTAACTCACCAACAGATAAAAGTAAAGATTTTATCAAAAGAGGTATGACATTAATCACTCAAGTTGAATCTGATAAATTTTTAAAGAAGGTCAAAGAAGAGAAGCAGGAAAAGCCTACTAAATAAAAATAAAAGTGTCCTGTTGTGCCAGATCTCGCTCCTTTTAAGGATTTAAAGGTTAATTTTAAACCACATCCGATTACTGGTGATTTGCAAGTATCCAAAGAGGATGCTGCCATTAAGCAGTCAATTGTTAACTTATTGATGACTGTTCCTGGTGAGCGTCCTTTTCAACCACAATTAGGATCTAGTTTATCAGAGTTGTTGTTTGAACCATTAGATTTTGGTGTAGCAGCACTTATCAAGAATGAGATCAACGACACTATTCGTAATTATGAACCAAGAGTGAAGGTGGTTGGGTTGACAGTAGAACCCAACTTTAGTGATAATGCATTTGATGTGCATTTTGAATTTGAGATTCGTGGTCGCGAAGACGTTACACCACTACAAATTAACTTCCTTCTGCAGAGAACTCAATAATGAAGTACGTTCAGGTTAGTAATTTAGATTTTACCGATATTAAAACAGAACTCAAAGATTACTTGAGGTCGAGGACAGATTTTACTGACTTTGATTTTGAAGGTTCTGTTTGGTCAAACCTATTAGATGTATTAGCATATAATACATATTACACTGCATTCAACACCAACATGGTGACGAATGAATTATTTCTTGAGTCTGCGACTTTAAGAGACAATGTTATTACACTGGCGAAGCAATTAGGATATAAACCAAAGTCTGTTGTTGCTCCAGAAGCAAGTATTAATTTTAAAGTAACATTTCCTGGTACGGCACCTTCTACTATTATTCTCAAGAAGGGTACAGGATTCGTTACTACATTTGACGATCAATTGTATCGATATGTTGCAATTGATGATATTAAGGTGCCTGTGGAAAACAGAGAGGCATTCTTTAATAATGTATCATTATTTGAAGGTAATTTAATTACTAACCAATTTGTAGTTGATACTTCATTATCAAAACAAAAATTTGTTCTATCAAATTCAAATACCGATACGAGCACTATTAGAGTGAGAGTATTTGAATCTCCATCGTCATCATCATTTGTATATTATAATCAAATCGATACTATTATCGATATTACGTCTACAAATAATATCTTCTATGTTGATGAATCATTAGATGAGCAGTATCAGTTATTCTTTGGCGACAATGTTATTGGTAAGGCATTAGATAATGATCAGGTAGTTGATGTATCATACTTAATTACGAATGGAGAAGCAACTAATGGTGCTTCACAGTTTACATTCGCCGGAACTTTACTTGATGAGAGTGATCAAGTATACCCTGTAGTGGTATCTAATGTAGTAACTGTTTCTAATGCTTCTGGCGGAGCGGCTATTGAAACAATCGATAAGATCAAGTTTAATGCTCCAAAGCAGTATGCAACACAAAATAGAGCGGTAACTGCTAAAGATTATGCAGCGATTGTAAGAAAGATCTACCCAGCAGTCTCTGATATCATTGTATATGGTGGAGAAGAAGAAAGATATCCTGAATATGGTACGGTAAAGATTATCATAAAACCAAATAGTGGTTCTTCTTTATCAACATTCACCAAACAGCAAATTATTGAAGGTCTTAAAGATTATTCTGTTGCATCTGTTACACCAAACATTTTAGATGCATCGGTTCTTTATATCGAGATCAATAGTTCGATATATTACAATACTAGAGAGACCACACAATTCCCGGAAGAAATTAAATCTAAAGTTATTAGTGCAGTAGATAATTACACTGATCTATCACAAACTGAACAATTCAATGGTAAGTTTAGATTTAGTAAGTATGTTGGAGTGATTGACGAATCTGATATGTCTATCAACTCAAATACTACAAGTATTATGATGCGTAAGGATTTTTATCCTTCGTTAAATTCTACTTATTTTTATGAGTTATGTTTCCAAAATGCATTTAGAAAATCATGTGATGGACCTGTATTGCAAAGCACTGGATTTAAAGTCAGTGAATATCCCAATTACACTGTCTACTTTGAAGATAGGGAGGGAAAAATTGCCCTATATAGAATAGATCCTGCAACTGGTGAAAAAGTTGTGTTGAATGATTCTTTAGGAACCGTTGATTATGCAACAGGTGAAATTATGTTATATGATTTAACCATCATTCTCGGTAGTTTCTTCGACAACAGAATTCAAGTCAGGGTAGAACCTGCCAGTAACGATATTGTCGCAGAAAGAAGTCTATATTTAGATGTAGACATTTCTAATAGTAAGTTCACGGTATATCCAGAGTAACTAGATGAATACACAGATCTCTTCACTCATCGAAGATCAACTTCCAGGGTTTATTGTATCAGAATATGAGAACTTTCAGAAAGTTCTTGAATCTTACTATGAAAATTTAGAGTCTACTGGAAATCCTTTAGATATTATTACAAATTTAACATCATACTATGATATTGATTTTTATGAGAAAAAGTTGTTGCAAGAGAGAACAACTCTTTCATCATCTTTAAATTCTACCGATACTACCATTATTGTTGCGGATGCATCTTCATTCCCGTTAAAAAATGGTTATGTCAAAATTGATAACGAAATTTGTTTTTATAAAGAGAGAACATCAACAGAGTTGTTAGAAGTTTCCCGAGGAGTGAGTGGTACTACTCAACTCGGTGATTTGTATTCTAAATCAAAATTCGTTTCTTCAGATTCGACTACTCATGATAATGGCAGTAATGTTGACAATTTAAGTCACCTGTTTTTATATGCTATTGTAAAGTCATTTGAAATTCAATATTTAGAATCTTTTCCAGAAGAATACATCAAAAAAGATGTAGATAAGCGAATCCTTATCAAGAATATTTCTAATTTTTATAAAGTAAAAGGAACTGATAAATCTATTAGATTTCTTTTTAATACTATCATATCGGATAATGACACCCCAACCACATATAACCCAAAAGATCAAACATTAAAGGCTTCAGTTTCTGATTGGGACTCTTCCTATGTAATTCAATGTAGGATTCTTTCAGGAAATCCGGAATGGTTGATAGGACAAACTGTAGTGCAACAGTCTGATAATAATTCTAATGTGAATTATGCATCTGCTGTAATCGAAAATTTCTATACAGTAGATTCTAATAATGGAGATCAGTTATTTAATCTTATTGTCAATCCCCAATCAATCAATTCAGAATTTGTAATTCCTCAAAGAACGGTTCTTAATAGAATTATTGTGCCTGGGCAAACTACCGGTGATACTATTACTGTCGATTCTACATTTGGATGGGATGATAGTAATGGCGTCATTGTTATTAATGATGAGGTAATTTCATATGAAGGTAAGAATGCACGACAATTTATAATCAAAAACCGAGGAACAATTAATAGAACTCATAATGTAGGAGATGAAGTTACTAATTACTCCACATTAAAATCTGTTACCCCTAATGGTATTGTTTCTTTATTAGCATACGGAACTCTCAATACTTTACTTATTGACGATGCTCATCCATATGCATCAGTTAATGATCGTATTCAAGTTTCAAATCCAGGGTTTGAATCTGCAAATCCACTTTTATTCAGTGATTCTGATAAGAACTATCGTTGGAAGGTTAATGTTACCGGAGACTCTCCATCAGTTCCCCTAAACCCCAGTATAGGACAGGCTTTAGCGAAGGTACTTGCAGGAATCGGTTCAATTTATGAAGATAATGATTTATACTATTTTGCTACTTCTTCATACCCATCTACAAGAATTTTACCATCAGGGGTTACTGAAACTCTTTCAGATCCACAACTTCTTAAAATTATTCCAAAAGCGACAACTACTACATCAGAAATTTACAAAACTTCTCGAAGAGATATTGGTCTTTTTGTTGATGGTTCAATTGCATTTGGATTTAAAAACGAAGATTTAATTCAATATGGTCCTATCACAGAATTTGTGGTTACTCGTAGAGGATCTGGGTATCAAAAACCTCCATTTATCTTAATTAATGGAGTATCTCATAAAGCAGATGCTATTTTAACTGGTGATACTGTTTCTGATATTATCAGTACCGATAGTACTAATTACACATCTGCTCCTACAGTTGAGATTGTTAGTGGTAGAGATGCTGTTTTAGAACCTATCGTAACATCAGGAGAAATTACTAGTATTCGTATTGTAAATCCTGGAGAATATTATTCAGCATCCCCAGCAATTCTTATTAGTGATTTTTCTGGTAAAGGTAGATTTGCTGAATATCATGCTGTTGTTTCTCCACAAGGCCAGATTACTAGTTTGGAAAAACTTTCTGGCGGTAAATTCTACACTCAAGAAAATGTAGTTGTTACAGTAATTCCAGATGGATTTTCAAATTCTGCAGCTGCTAAAGCAAATATTCGCGAATGGGTAAAAAACAGACATTTTAACACTGTTGTTGATGACAATGGTGGTTTAGTTGTACCTGGATATAATAGAGATAAAAATTACTATGGTGTAATTTCTAATCCAAAAAGATTAAGATTACGATTAAATGATAACGTTGCTACTACTACATTAGTAGAAACTACTGCAGCAAAGACTCACTCTCCTATTTTAGGTTATGCATATGATGGAAATCCTATCTATGGACCTTATGGTTATGAAAATCCATTAAATCCATCTTCCGATATCGCTAAAATGGAAAGTGGATATTCTATTAAATCATCTAGAGTAGGTGGTCCGATAGATGCCCCTTATGAAATGGGAACATTTGTGGATGACTATGAATGGTCACCAACAGTTGATACTGGAAAAACACGATTAGATGTTAACAACGGAAGATTTTGTGTAACACCAGAATTTCCTAGAGGAGTATATGCATATTTTCTAACAATTGATGCTACTGGCGTTCCGGTCTTTCCATACATCATTGGTGAAAATTATTACTCATTACCAGTAAAATCAAACTATCAGTCTGATGTTACTCAAAATGCTATTCCAAAAGAAGCAAAGAGATTATTCATTACAGGAACCGAACAGAATGGTAAGTCAGAAATTGCAATCATTGATTCTATTTCTAGAGGTTCTGTTTCCGGAGTTACTGTAGAAGATTCTCAACCAAATTTTTCGGTTGGTTCAAGAGTTTATGTAAATAATTCTGGTACTGGCGGCACTGGTGCTACAGGAAGAGTTTCTGCTACTTTTGGAAAACCAGTTACATCATTAGAATCAAGAGAGACTAAAGCATCAGTATTGATGTCAGCACAACCATTCTACTCATTTTCTGGCGACACTATCACACAACCATCAACCGGTGCTACAGGAGAGTTGCTTCGAGATACCGTTGAAGAGACTACATTTGTATTGCGAGCAATTAATAATGCATTTGAATCTGGATCACCAATCGAATCTAGTTCGACAGTCTTGAATATACTATTGAATAGGAGTAGTACATATACAAAAGATGTCACATTAGATTTAGTTCTTCTTGATGACCCATCTAACATAATTGCTAGTTCTTCAGTATTATCATCTACAATTGACCAAAATTCTGTAAGAGTAAAAGTAATCAGTGGTAATTTTTCTGATTATCTGAATTATGACGAAGGAAAAACTATTTTAAAGAGTGGTGATTTAGCAAACACTGCCGGTTCAGGAATTGTTGCTATTACTAACTTGAGTCAAGGAGTAGACATTACTTCAGTAAATGAATCTATTGCTATTGCAGAAACTGTAGGAGTACATGATTTTGCCGAAGGAGATGATGTCGATATTCAAATTGACCCTGATGAATCTGTCACCGAAACATTATACTATGTTGCAAAGAAAGATTATCAAGAAGTTGATCTTACTCCACAATCATTCCGAGGAAAAGTAAATGATACTGGGGTTGGGGATTCTACCATGGTTGGTCTTGGTAGAGACTATGCTGGTGGAGTTTATAACAATGTGGAGCTCATTTTCAGTAATTTCACAAATGTTAGAGAAACTGTAGGATCTGCTGGAGATAGTGATAATGCGAGAGCAACAGTAACCGTAAATTCTACTAATTTTGATAATAGTGGTCAAATTGAATCTATTGTAGTTACTGATGGTGGTTCTGGATACACTAGTGATGATATATTAACTATTAATCCATCTAGTATTTTAAAAGCAGATCCTACAATTTTTGATACTGATATTGATCCGACAATGGTTCAGTTGAATGCAGATAACATTGCATTATATGATGTTGGGTTCTTCCAAGTAGATAGTGCGGATAAAGCTGCAGTAATAGCATTCGTAGGTGCTGTAAATGATATTTTTATTGATAGCAATGGCGTTGAACATATCTACCTTGGAGAAGATACGGATAACGATTGGTTTGAATATCGCACAACTGTTCCCGGAGAGTTAATCGATACTTCTGTTACTATTGATAGTGTAGTAGTTACTGCAAGCGGAACTACTTCTGGTCCTGGAGCACCTTTACCACAATTTAGATTTAATGTTGGCGGTGTAACAAATCCTGGATATGATATGCGAGTTGGGTCTACATTTACTGTAAACCCAATACCTGGTCATGTTATTTGGATTGTTTCTGATTATTCAACTACGATTAGACAAGAAGATGGTGTTGCATTAGAGATAGCAACATATACTGCTGCAACAGGAGTAACTAATAATGGATCTTCTAACGAGGCAGAAACTATTACGTTTGCTCCTCAAGCACCAGGCACATATTATTACGTTTGTATATCTCACCCAGAAATGGTCGGAGAACTTACTGTATACCCAGCACCAAGTACTGCTATTCCTCTAGTATCTGTCAATGCTGTTGGATTAGGATTACAGAGAACCGAAATTGTTTTAGATAAAACATTTTCTCTTTCCGAGAATGACTTGCTATCAGTAGGTAGTGAGATTGTTAGAGTAACGTCTGTAGATTCCAACACTAGACAAGTATCATTAGAAAGGGGTGTTGGTGGGACTACTGCTGTAAATCATCTTCCTAATTCTACAGTAACTTCATATCAACCAAAATATAGATTTACTCCAGGAACCCAAATTATTGGTAATACTGTTAATGATCCATATGTTGTTTCTTATAACGAAACTACACATAGATTAGTAGTTAATTATGGATTTGATGCTACTAACCCAAATAAAATAACAGTAGTTTCATCATTCCCAGATCAGAGTGTTCCTACAAAAATTGTATCAGTATCTAATGTTGATCCTTTAGATGATAGACTATTATTTTCTTTAGACAATACTGATTTCTTAACAAATCCTATTGTAGATATTCAAAAATATTACTTTTACAAATTTGACACTAGTCATCCTTCGATGTTGGGTTCGTATTTAGATATTTCTACTAGTTCAAATTATAATGTATTCACCGAAGAAAAAGAAGTTGGGTTGGCAGAACCAGGAAATGCTGGATCATTTGTTAGGATCAGATTAGGATATGGCGCAAATATTGGAGATATTAAAAGAAAAAATGTTAACTACACCACATATTACTACTTCCTTACTAATTCTTCCACAAATACTAATAGTTCTTTCTTAAGAGTTAAGGAAGATCCTCTTGCTGGTCGTAAAAGAGTTGTCTTTACAACTGATACCAAGTTTGTTTATAGTTTGGATGATGTACCTCAATATGATGGATCTGGAAATATTCAGTATAAAGGTAGATCTGTAGGCAAAATTGCTTCTATTGTATTAGATAATCTTGGAGAAAACTATAAATCTCTGCCTTCTGTAGAAGGTGTTGTTCCTGCGGCAGGATATAAGGCTGATGTAAAAGCGGTTCGTGATGCATCATCCAATTCTATTACTAAAATAGATATTGATTTTGCGGGACAAAATTATTCTAAACCCAAAGCATATGTTTCCGGCGACGGAACTGGATTAGAGTTAGCAGTCAAAATTGATAATGGTATTGTTACTGCAGTAGAAATTTTAAATCCTGGTAAGGATTATTATTCCACACCAAAAATTGATATTATTGAGACTGATAATAAACTATTCTTCGAGTCTAATGATATTGGAATTCCTCAAAGCATCCGATTTATTAATAATGGTACTTTCTATTTCAAAGATGATTCTATTCAATCTTACTACGAAACCCCGCAAGTACTGACTTTATCTAATTTTGAATTAAATGCATTTGGTGATGGGGAGAGTATTGAGCAAAAAATAAATGGAGTTGTATTTGCTTCTGGTAAAGTTGCATCCAATGGATGGAATAAAGGATCTAATATTTTACGTTTAGTTAATATCAGTGGAGTATTCCGAGAGGGGTATCCTATTAATGGAAGATCAAAAGGAAAAACAGCAAATGTAATTTCTGTTACTAAAACTTCCTTCACTCCAGTAATTAATACCAGAACAAGGACTATTGGTAAATTTAGTTCTGATAGAGGAAAATTAAGTTCGGTAAATCAAAGAATTACTGATTCTAATTTTTATCAAGATTATTCATATGTTGTTAGAAGTAAAACTCCTATCAATAATTGGAGAAATGTAGTAAAGGATAATACACATCCAGCCGGATTTAAAATGTTTGGAGAGGTTTATATCGAATCCTCGGCCGACATCAAAATGAAAGGCGAGCAGTCATCTTCAGAAAAACTAACTAATTATTTAATTCTACCAACAACAGCAGTTTCTTCTTATACATCAAGAAGAACTATTACTACAGGAATAATTAAAGTTGAAGATTCTACCATTGTTAGAGGTGCTGGATCGGCATCTGTAGATTCTTTTGATGAGACTTTAACTAGAGTTAGGGAAATTATATTGTCTCCAGAATTTGATGGAAAATATGATGACTCTACCGGTCTCAAAATCGGAAACAGAACATTTACATTAAAAGATAAAAATTCAGGAACTGCATTTACTCCTAAAAATAATCAATCTATCATGATTACTATTGATGGTGTGGCACAAAATCCTGGCAGATCATATAAAATTAATGGAAATCAAATTACATTCTACGAACCACCTATTGGTAAGAGACAACAACTTGTAGATGGTAATATAGTTGATGTTCCTGCACAAAGTTATTATATTAGAGGTTTCCAGTTTAGAGAAGATGTAGATAATAATAAGTATCTGAAAAAATTAAAAGATATTACTAATAACTTTGATGGTAGAACAAGAATCTTTGATTTGTTCTATGAAGATAATTCAGTTGTAAAATCTGATAAGAATGAAAATTTCTTGATCTATCTAAATGCTGTTCTACAACAAGGTTCTTACGAAATCAGAAGATTCAATAGTTCAGCAAAAACTGATCAAATTGTATTCTCTAAAGCACCAAAAAATTATAAAGACCTTTATGAAGGTGTTCCTGATCAATTACAAAATGAAGAATACTTCTTTGGATATAGCGTAGGGTCATACGAAAGACTAGGAATTAATAATAAATTAATACCTTTTAATGGAGCATCATATCCATATCCAATTTTGGATACTTATGGGAGAGTTAAAAACTTTGATACCCCATTGTATGCATATGTTTTTGTAGACGGTGTTCTACAGAGAGATTCTCTTTCATACAGAATTAATGGTTCTTCTATTACATTTGAAAATTCTTTAGGATTTGCTAAACAACCAGATGGTTCATATACCACTGCTACAGTTGATATTTTATATTTCTATGGAAAAGATTATAATTCTACAGTGACACTATTTGATTTTGAAAATGATTCCTACTTCAACAGAACAACTGTTACTTTTTCTGGATTAGGAACCAAGGATCAAGTTGATTCATGGTTTAAGCAGAACACCTCATACAAAACTACCGTTTATCAAATTGTTGGTGGAAATCAAAGAGTTTGGGGAGAACTTATTGATTTTGGTCTTTCTAATGGCAATGATTGGGAAATGTTTATCAGATCACAAAATGTAGATTTGATTGCTGATGAACCTGTATATTTCTCTAGACGCACTGTTGCTGGAACTACTGATACTATTAGTGTTTCATTTGATTCATTTAGTATTTCATATTTACTATCAGAACAAAATGAAAGACTTTTGAATAGAGTTGAAAGTAACTATTCTCCTTTTATAACAACTACTGATTTAATTGATAGTTACGAATATACAGGGATTGTTATCAAAGAGCATCCAAATTTAAGAGTGGGAGATTTTATACAAATTGATGGCGAATCTGAAAAACGTGAAGTTTTTAGTGTACCACTATTCGCAAAAACTAAAGAGTATCGTCCCGGCGAGCAAGTTTCTAATAATTATTTTAGTAAAATTAGTGTCGGATCTTATAACAAAGATAAAAAAGGAGAAGGGTTAAGTGTTACTGCAAATGTAGCAGATGGTGTCGTAGTAAGTCTTGATTGGAACAAAAGAGACTTACAGCAGTATTTTGATAATAATATTTTAATTAACCCTACTGCATATCAATACAACTCTCCACCTGTCTTAAACTTTGTTCCATCTACTCCTGCTGGTGGTGGAGCAAGAGCGGAAGTTCTTGTTTATGGTGGACAAGTTATTGATATTGTTTTAGTTGATGGTGGATCTGGGTATGCTATTGCTCCTAGAGTACTTATTTCTAGAGGATATAATGTTGTTAGAGAAAACAACTATCCAGAGTCATCTTTTGATCTTAAATTAAAAGCTCAAGATGGTATCTATGGTGTTGTCAAGATGCAAAGCATCTTCAGTGAAGTCTATCTATGGGATAGAAATTTGATGGAATCTCTAACAGCAGTAGTTTCTCTATCTCCTGTTGATGCAACAGAGATTTTGACATGTTTTGTTACTCCAGATCCATTAGTAGTAACTTTCAATACCACTCAATTTGAAAATACATCTACTGTAGAGACAACTATCCAAAGCAATAACTTGTCTTGGAATGAAACTACTGTTGAAGTTGATTATGAAATAATCAAAGATCTTTCTTATAGTACCTATCTAAACCCAGTTACAAAATACCATCAATCTGGTGTTTTGGATCTTAATAATAATTCGATGGGTGATACTGAATACTTGTATAGTCATTATCTACCTGGACAATCAGTAAGAGATTTTATTGAGTCTCTATATATTGATGTTGGTTATGCAAATGTTTCTGGAATTACATTAGAGCAGTTAGATACAACTTTCAGTGAATTTAAATCTATTGATGCTGCTAATGATACCTGGATGGAAAATTATGCTATTACTGATAGCAATATTTCAACTACTGGTAGAGTATTGAACTTTGCGATTCCATCTATCCAAGAACTTGGTTCATATCTAGATGCTGATTTATTAATTGGAAATACTTTACAAATTGATATCCCAGATACTACTAATTTCCCTCCATCAGGAAAATTAATTATAGGAAAAGAAATTATTTCTTATACTTCTAAAGTTAGTACTGATAGATTATCTGGTATAACTAGAGCACTTAATGGAACAACCGAAGTTGACCATCCCGCTGGTTCTATTTTGAGAACCATTGGTATTGAAACAACTACTTAATTAAACTGCTGGTTAAGCAGTATAAATATAAATAACACAGAAATCAACCCGTAACCTTACTCTCAATGGCTGCTATTATCTCGGAAAAGTTCAGAATTTTTAATGCAAAGCAGTTCCTAGAATCCCTGTCAGAAGGTTCTAGTGACACTGGCAGTGAAAGGAGTCGAATGTACTTCTTTGTTGGTAGACCCCAGGCATGGGAGTCTTATCTAGAAATTTATTCAGTAGACGGAGCAGACTCGTTTGCTGTTGGCGATGGAGTCTATGTTGGTGCGTCTTGGGCAGGAGCTACATTCAAAGCAACTGTAACTAAAGTTCTTGACAATTCTCTTCTTCTTGCAAGCATCGGTCCTTTAGTTACTGACGCTCCTGCTCTTGGTTCGACGTTAACGGGTTATAATCAGACAACCAATGCAAACAAATCAGTAACAGCAACAACTGGAGTATACAGATTCTCCACCGAGAATATTCCTCCAGTTCCTCTTGATAACCAGACAGAAAAATTTGGTATCTATCACGATATTATTGCTGCTAAAAGAATCACAAGTTCTTATGCAAGACACGTTGTAAGACGTTATAACTGGGATGTTATTAACAATCCCAAGTTTGATATGTGGAAACCTGATTATTTCGCAACACCTGCTGGTGGTGGTCAGGTTGGTAAAACGGCATCACTAGGTGCAACCTCCATTGGTAATGCCAAATTCTACATTATGAATCAATCTTATGAAGTATTCAAGTGCCTCTATAATGGAGAATCGGTAGCAAACCCATCTGGTGTTAATATTCAGCACGAACCCAGAACAAATCCCCAACCTGGTTTAGGTTCTTACTCGAACGGCATTTTCACTGCTCCTGACAATTCTTATGTCTGGAAGTACATGTACACCATCCCAACCGATGATGTATTGGCATTCTTGTCTACTGATTTTATGCCAATCAATGCTGCTGGAGAAGCATCTAGAGTAGCAACCGAAGCAGCTGCAACTAATGGTGCTTTGGATATTGCTTTAATCAGCAACCCAGGCACCCTCACTGCTCCTGTATCTGGTACATTCTTTGCTCCGGTAGTAGGAGATGGTGTAGGTGGTGTAGCGGAAGTTACAGTCGGTGGAGGAGTAGTTACTGCTGCTAAAGTAATCGCACCAGGATCTGGGTATACTTATGCATCTATTCCTTTCGTTACCGGTGTTCCTTTAGGTACTGCCGGAAGTACAGAAGCAATTGGATTATTCTCCGATAGCGCACTGACAGTTTCAGAAACAGTAACAGCAACTGATACTCCTGCATTAGATCCTGTATTGCCCCCACAAGGTGGACATGGTTCTGACTTTGAGATGGAACTTAACTCCAAAAGAGTTATGACAAATATTCGTCTCACTTTCATCGAGAATGCTGGCGACTTCCCTGTAGATAATGATTTCCGCCGTATCGGTATTATCAAAGATCCTTACGAGTTTGGATCTACTACATTTGCGACTGCAGATACTTTAAATGGATTAAAAGCGGTTAAAGTTACTGGAGCAACAGGAAACTTTATTGCTGACGAGACTATCAGTCAAACTGTAGGTGGCGGCACTGCTAATGGTACTGTAGTTTCTTGGACTCTCGATGCTGGAAGTCCTGCACCTACTCCAGCAACCCCTGGAAGTGGCGTTCTTAAGTATATCCAAACACCTACCTTACATAAAGATTCCGGTGTTGTGAGAGCGTTTGAATCGGATGCTGCTAATACCATTGATGGTGCTGGTTCTGGTTCAGCAGGTACTGTTGAAGTTGCTCTTGTAGATGGAACTCAATTAGTTGGTTCTATTTTTGTAGATGGTTTGGCAAATCCAGAAATTGAAAATAACTCTGGAGATCTCATATACATAGAGAACAGAAGACTAATTACCAGAGCGGCTGATCAAATTGAGGATATCAAGTTAGTCATCGAGTTCTGATTTATTAATTAAATTCCAACCAGACGGTAGTATATTACAATGCCACAGAAGACTAATCTTAATTCTATTCCCTATTTTGACGACTACGATTCGGGGAAAGACTTCTATAAGGTATTATTCAGACCTTCTTACCCTATTCAGGGTAGGGAGTTGAATAGTATTCAATCGATTCTACAGAATCAGATTGAAAATTATGGCAAACATCAGTTTAAGCAGGGAGATCTGGTTATTCCTGGTGAGGTTGGTCTGAATACAAAATTAGATTTTGTAAAACTATCATCAGTTTCCGAAGTTGCTATCAGTATTGATGGCGAGATTGTGTATCAGAAGTATGATATTTCTGATTTAGTTGGACAGAAAATTTCTGGATTATCTTCTGGAGTGTCTGCTTTAGTTCTTGCTATAACTAAAGCGACAAACAATAGTAATGACACAATTTATGTTAAGTATCTTACAGCAGGTGATGGCGGAGACGAAGAAACATTCCGTCAAGGCGAAACTCTGGAAATTGTCGATGGCGTTAATAGCCCTCTGCTTGTTGTTGGTACTGATGGCAGTGTTCTACCTACAAGTATTTCTGTAACTAATCCAGACACAGGAGAGGTGACGTTTGTTACTAGTCCTGCCATGGGATATGGTTCTGCTGTTAAAGTAGAAGAAGGTATCTACTTTGTCAATGGATTTTTTGTTCGCAATGATGCTGGTCTTATTCTTGTTTCTGGATATACCCAAACACCATCAATAAAAGTTGGTTTTAATGTATCAGAGTCTGTAGTAACACCAGAAAAAGATTCTAGTTTATATGATAATGCTGCGGGATCTTCTAATTTTGCATCCCCAGGAGCACATAGATTACAAATTCAATTAGAACTTGTAAAATACGAGTATAACCAAACTCCCGATAAGAATTTTATTCAACTGCTTTCCATCAAAAATGGTGTTATAGAGCGTCAGGTAAGAAAAGTTGATTATAGTCTGATAGAAGAGACTTTAGCAAGAAGAACATACGATGAGTCTGGTGATTATATTGTTGATAATTTTGATGCTGAAATCCGAGAGTATTATCAGCAGGATGGCAATTTAGGAATTTATTCATTAGGTGTTGATGGAAATGTTAATGGTTTAACACCATCAGAAGCATCAGAAAAACTAACAGTTTCTGTTGGTCCTGGAAAAGCATATGTCCGTGGATATGAAATTGTTAATAAGGAAACAAAATATTTAGAATTAGATAAAGCAAGAGATACATTAGTTAGAGATAACATTAGTATTAAAACCAATAGTCTTGCTAGTTTTAATATTACTAATGTTTATAACAGTGTACCACTTAATGCAGAAGGTTCTGAACTTACTGCATATCCAACAATTTTCCTGAATTCAGTATATAATGATGGAACTATTGGAGCAAATAATTTAGAATCTTCTACTAATTATCTACAGACTTTAGAAAGAAGAGGTAAGTCTTTTGGTAAAGATGATGCAATCAAAACAATTTACTTGTTTTCAGATTTAGATCTTGGTCTGATTGACGAATCGAGTATTGAACCTAATACTCCTTCAGATCGTGCAGACCTTAAGAACATTTATTTTGTTAACACAAGAACATCTACCAATGCTGTATCTACAGTAAAGAGTGTAGAGACTATTTCATATGCAAAAGTAACAAGACCAGAAGTAGGTGATGTTAATGCTCAATTCTTACAACTAACTGTTGCTGGAAGAAAAGATTATTTAGAAACTATTTTTATTGAGTATGATGATAATGTAAGTACGAGAAGACGACTTCTTTACAAAACAGAATCCGATGCCCAACAAGAAATTAATGAGATTGGATATATTGTTGACTATGATCAGACTATCACTCCGTTAGTTGGCGTAGCAAAACCAAAAGATTTTACTCTTTTAAAAAATGCAACGGGATTCAATCCTGATACAGATGTAGTTATTTCTAAAGGAAGGTTGTCTTCAGGAGAATCTACTTATAATGGTATCTTCAATCTCGCATATTTCAACCCAGTATTTTTTACTAGGTTATTAGTTGACTCTTTAATTACATCAGACTTTAGTCCTGGTAAATATATTGTTGGTTCTGAAAGTGGTGCTTACGGAGTAATTGAAGGTAATAGTAATGGATTCCTATCTTCGGGCAGAAGTTTATATGTAAAAACTTTGTATGGTAATTTTAAATCTGGAGAAACAATTACCAACGAAGAAGGTGGTATTTTAAGAATTGCTAAAGAAAATACTATTTCTCACTTTGTCGTATCACGTCAAGGAACCGGATATTCAAATACTGCAAAAATTTCCATCGATGGAGTTCAATATGAACCATCAGAAGTCTTTGTTGGTTCATATCAGTCATCAGATATTTCTGTGGGTGTTAGTGGCGGAACTCTATACAAAGTAGAGATTGTAAATAGAGATGCAGTTTCTTTGGATTACGTATCTCCCCCGGTAATTGAATTTACCGGATCTTATACTATTGAAGCACAAGTTTTGCCAGTGCTGTTTAAAAACACAGTTCTTAATTTTTCTGCTAATAACGTTAAATCATTATATTCTGTTTATGGTTCAGGCAATGTATTTACTGCAGATATAGAAACAGTTGATCCTACTTATGCAACATCTACACCAGTAACACAATTTACTTTCTCTGGAACCAAAGGTTATAAATTCCTAGAATGCACTGGATTTGGCGTAAGTGCTGGAGCATTTCTAGTTCAAGGAGATGCCATCCAATTCAGTGATTCTACAGGGACCATTCATAAATTTATTGTTGATTATGCAACAGACGGTCAAGGCACTACTAAATCAAGAATTTATTTAAACGGAGCTCTTCCAGAAAGCGTAAGTGCATCTTCAGTAGTAAGATTACGTCCTACTATTAATAATTCTGCTATTTCTTCATTAGTATTTCCTACCGGAAGTAAGGAAGTAAGTAGTTTAATTAGTACTACAGAAGATACTAAAATTGAATATTACACAAGAAGAGATTTTGTAGCTACTGGATCTAGTAGTGGTGGTACTATTACATTTGCTGCACAGTTAGATTTTGGTACTCAAAGATTTGTTGAGTTCAATGAAAAAGATTTTGTTGTTACCGTTTTAGATAAAGGCGATTCTGATAAAGTAGAAACTGGCGATGTCGTTTTCTTGAGACCAGAGTATGTAAATATTTTAAATACTACTGATCAAACTTCTGGATTATCATCTGGTAGTATTACTATTGGATTCCCGAGTAATTATTTCGGATCAAATGTTTCTAACTTCCCCAAATTAAAATTAACTGCTACAATTCAAATTTCAAAAGGTAGACCAAAGTTAAAAACATCTATTCCAGATAGAAGAATTGTTATCAGAACATCTGGTGATAGAGTTATTCCTTTAAGAGGAATTAACTACGATGATGAGAGTACCGAGTCATTCAGTTATTCCGATGTTTATGCTATTAAGTATATCTACGAAGGTTCTGCATCTTCGCCGCCAACAGTTGATGTAAATGGTAATTTAGTTGTTGGTACAGATATCACAAACCACTTTACTTTTGACGATGGTCAAAGAGAAACATTCTATGATATTTCTAGAATTGTATTGAAGCCTGGATTCTCTACTCCTTCAGGTCAACTAGTTGTTGCCTTTGACTACTTCCAACATTCTCAAGGAGATTTTTGTACCGTTGATTCTTATATACATGAAGCTGGTGTACCCGCAGATAAAATTCCTTCATTCAATAGTACTGTATACGGTATTGTAAATCTTAAAAATGTTATTGACTTTAGACCTAAAGTTGATTCCAATACAATTATTACTGGTTTCCAAGATACTTCATTACTATCACAAGCAGATTATATCAGTTTTATTGGTGATGGTGGTTCTGTTTCAAGTACTCCTTCATCTAGCAGACTGCTTCCATACACGATGAAGTTTAGTGAGTCTCAATATCTGGATAGAATTGATGGTATATTCTTGAACAAAAAAGGAGAGTTTTTAATTAAAACTGGAAACTCTTCACTGAACCCATCAAAACCAGAAATTATTGAAGATGGTATTCCTCTGTATTATGTTTATATTCCTGCGTTTACCAAGTCAAGTAAAGATGTAAGGATTATTCCTGTCGATAATCGTAGATATACGATGAAGGACATTGGTAAACTGGAGAAGCGTATTGAGCGTCTTGAGTATTACACCACGTTGAGCATTCTTGAGCAGCAAGCACTAAACATGCAAGTAAAAGATGTTTTGGGTATTGACAAAACAAAGAGTGGTTTTGTGGTTGACAATTTTGAAACTCATCAAGTTGGTAATGTCAAGTCTTTAGATTACTTGTGTGCTATTGATCCACAGCAATCTGTTTTACGTCCACAATCTAAAGAAGATAATTTCACTCTTGTAGAAATTAATAGTCGCGAAGATCAAAGATCATTGTCAGGATATAAAAATTCTAACGACGTAATTACATTGCCATACAGTAATGTTTCTTATGCTTCTAATCAATTTGCAACTAAAACTATTAATCCAAACCCATTTGTTATTTTACAATACGTAGGTGACGCTGCATTAATTCCTAATATCGATCAATGGTATAACACAACGGTTGCTCCATTAGTAACTGAAAACAATACTAACCTGTTTTCTATTTTCCTCGGCAAGTCAGATGTTAGATCGGCATTTGCCAGCATTTATAATTCTTTTATTATTAATTGGGTTGGTGTTAACAAGACTTTCTATAATATTAACAGTTTTGGTGAGAGCAATAGCGATATTTCTAAATCAACAGTAAACTCTGCTAGTGTTTCGAGTTCTTCTAATGTAAGTCCTCAAAACAATGAAATTGCTAAAGGGGTAGGTTATAAAACAATTAATGGGACTAATGTTGCTAACTCGTTGAGATTTTTCGCAAGGTCAATCCCGGTCAAGTTTGTTCTTAAGAGATTAAAACCCAAGACACAATTGTATGTCTTCATGGATAAAAAATCTATTGGGCGTTGGGTCAATCCAGACTCCAGATTTACTGGGATTGCAGGAAACTCGTCAACCACATTTAATAGTTCTTTAACTACTGATGAATATGGCAATGCAAGTGGAATTATTTTAATACCTGCAGGTCTTGCTCCAAAAATGAATACATCATGGACAGGTGATGTCAACACCATGCAGTATGATACTACAACAGAAGAACTATACTTCTCTACCGGTGCCAAGAACATTAGATTTACAACTAGTTCAACTGATAGTGATAAAGATTCTGTAGATAGTTACGCAGAAGTTAAGTTCTATGCAACCGGTATTCTCCCGGAGAATCCTGCTTCTATTATCTCAACTGCCCCCGCCATTTTCAAGGCAAATGAAGGCGTTCAGACAATTGATAGTAACACTGAAAACAAAGCTAGACCGAATCCTCTTGCCCAAACTTTCCGAGTTGAGAACTTTGATGGTGGTATGTTTGCTACTGCAGTAGATCTGTTTTTCTCCAAGAAAAGTTCTACTATTCCTTTAAGAGTCTATCTGACTAATATTGAGAGTGAGAAACCAAGTAAGTATATTCTGCCTGGTTCACAAGTTACTTTATATCCTGATACCTTACTCAAGGTATTCTCTTCTGGTAATATTACCATCAATATTGGAGAGTATGTTACTGGTTCAAGGTCTCTTGCTTCTGGTCCTATCGCGAAAGTATTAGATAAGAATAATTTTGAGGTGGTAGCATCAAGTAATGGAGAAATTGATATTACAAATGAGCAAGTATACACTTTTGTATTAAGTAACCATAATGGTAGTTCATTCTTTGCTAATGAAGATATAGTTCTTACTTCAGTTACTCAATTCAATAATTCTAATAATGCTACTATTGGATTAAAGATCGCAAAAGACTCTGGCAAAGTTAGTGCCCTTAATGTTACTACTTTAGGTTCCGGATACGAAGGTGCTACTATCACCGTAGAAAGTCCTCAACTTCCTGGCGGAAGTACCTCTACAGGTTCTGTAAAAGTTTCTAACGGTCAGATTTACTATGCAGCAGTTGCTTTAGGTGGCAGAGGATATACAGAACCACCTTCTATTGTGGTTAGAGGTTCTGGAAACGGTGCTACAGGCGCTATCATCGAGTCTAAACTTATTATAGATGAACCTGCAGTAAGAATGGGTATTGCTTCTGATACAGGAGATTCTGTTAGATCTACAACGCCTACCAGATTCAATTTTGATTACCCGGTATACTTGCAGAATAATACCGAATACGCAATCAATATTGAGTGTGATGATACCGAATATGAAATCTGGGCTTCACGATTAGGAGAGACTGATATTTCTTCTGGTTTAGTTGTGAATGCTCAACCTCTACTTGGATCTGTATTCAAGTCACAAAACACTGATAACTGGAGTGAAGATTTATTTGAAGACATTAAGTTCAGTATTCATAGAGCAGAATTTGATATCTCTAGGGTTGCAGAATTAAATATTACTAACGCTGATATCGGATTCGAGAAATTAGAATCAGATGCATTTGAAACTTATGCATTAGCTAATAGTACAGCAACATCTGCATTGTTTAAAAACAACAGCAATATTGTTAAGGTTTATCATAGAGATCATGGATTTGAAGGTTTGGGTAATTCCAAAGTATTCTTCCGTGGTGTAGATGACTTTGCTGGGTATAACGAAATTGATATTGAATCATCCTTATATACTGTTGCTAATTCTGGTATTGATACTTATACTATTGTTGGTCCTTCCAGGGCAGCTGCTACTGGATTAGGTGGAGGAAATAGTATTCTTGCATCTTATAATAGAAAGTACGAGAAACTTTATGCACAAATTCCATATTTACAGTTATCAAACACAAAGATTGATAGTTTTGTTAGGACTACAAATGTAATTCCAGTAGATTCTTCTACATCAACTTATGCCTCATACGATGTTACTCCTATGGAGACTACTTTCTTGAATGAGGAGCAATATTTCTTAAATCAGAAAATGATTGCTTCGAGTATTAATGAAGTTGTAAATGATACTGGCAATTCTTTACAATATAAAATTAATCTTTCTTCAGAATCTTCTCATCTTTCTCCTGTTATTGATTTACGCGCTGCATCGGTAAAAACTATATCTAACCGTGTAGACAATGCCACAGGTTCTGAAGATAGATTTGGTAAAAAGTATCAAGTTGTTAAAGTATATCCAATATACAAGTTTGAAGTTGCTGGTAACAACGATGGCGTTGGTGGTGATGATATTGCAGTATCTCTCGGACAAAATGTTACTGGACAAACATCAGGAGCAGAATCTGAAGTCTTGAGGATTATTAATAATGATGTTTATGTTAAAATTAAAAATTCCCTGCAGTTTACAGTAGGAGAAGAGTTATTCTTTAGTACCCAATCTGCTAGCGGCGGAGATTATGAAACATTTACTGTTACTGTTGCTAATACCGGTGTTTTTGAACAAGTACCTACTTTTGTTGTTGGAGCAACTGTAAATTCTATCAACCCATCCATTAGAAGCGAAAAATATGAAAATAAAATTAGTGGTAAGGTAATTTCTTGGGACTCTAAAACTAAAATTTTAACTCTAGAAAATGATAAGCAACCCATTAATAATAACTTCACAAATAAAATTACTTTGGGTAGTGATTATGCAAGGCAAAGTCAGACATCAGATCAAGTTACTGATATTTTCAGGGTAGGTGATTTACTTGACTTTGATGGATCATCTTTTGAAACCACTAAATTTGCAGAAGTTAGTGACATGTCATTTAGTCAAGGCGTTGACTACGTTGCAGAAAATGGTTCTGTCAATACTTCTGGTGCTTCAAAATATGTCACTAAAGAAATCTTTATTAATAATCCAGCATCTTCTATTAATGTTTACTTAACATTAAATGTCCAAGATGTAGAAAATGTTAAAGTATTCTATAAGATCAAACCTGCAGCGTCACAGCAAAACTTTGATGATATTAACTGGGAATATTTTAATGGTACTGGAGATTCTGACCAATCCAATGATATTGCTACGTCAGAAAATAGTATCTCCGGTCAATTTGAGAAGCAATCTTCTTATCAAGAATTGAGATACAGTGAAGAGGACTTAACAGAATTCTCTTCCTTTGCTATTAAGATTGTTATGAAGACGGATGACCCTGCATATATTCCCAAGATTCAGGATCTACGAGCAGTAGCTTCATTCTGATATGCAACGTTATATCAAAGTTGAAGGTCAAGATGGATTTGTCAGAGATGTAACTACAGGGGCAATTGTTTCAACTGCCCCTAAAAATACACGTAAATCTTTTTCCAATGAATTTAAAAATGTAGTCTCGGAACTAAATACTTTGAAGGAAGAAATGTCCGAAATCAAGTCCCTCCTTAAGCAGCTAATCAAATGACATTAAGAAACGTACCAAAGAGTTTTACGCTAGAAGAGCAGCGTCAAGAGGTTAATGAAATAGCAGTAGATTTGGATACCGCTGTTGATGGCGTACAGACATTTGGTGGGGATAAAACATTTACTGCCGATGTAACATTTAGTGGCACTGTTAGTATTGATACTGCTGGAACGATTTTCAATGAGCAATCCGACCTTGTTGTATCCGCAGTTGAGGATTTAGAACTTCGTGCTCAAAATAGTGGAAAAAACGTTTATATTGCGGCAAATGATGATGTAATTATGAGCTCCTCCTTTGGATCTGTTCTAACAAAATCTCAACTGGGATCTAAATTAATTGATAGTGATGCGGTTGCTGGCGACGTTTCTCTGTCATTTGTAACAACTTCAGGACCTAATGGATCACAAGAAAGACTTGTAACCACTAATGCTGGAGTATCAGTTTTAGGAGACCTTGAAGTTGGTAATGAAATACATTCTTCAGATGGTGCATTATATTTAAAAACTGCGGATCAGATAACCCCTGGTCAGATGGTTACTGAAGCGATCTTTGGTGGATCAATGTATGTACCATACGGTTTCAGTACATATCCTATTACTGAATTTCCTAGTGGTAATATCGACGAGACATCCACTAATGCTGGATTTAGTGTAAGCAGCGGTGGACAGATTTATATTGCTAACATTAGCGCACAGGCTCTTTGGAAGGGTAGACAAGTAGGAACTGCTGGACTCACA